AGTATTTCGAGCAGCGGCTTGACAGCACCTTCGATTACTACCGCGAGCGCGGCTATGCAGAGATTGAAAAGACGCCTGAGCCGATGAAGGTTATCAAACCGGAGGGCAACGGTCGATTCCTCGCCTGCTACACCAAAAAGGCGCAGGTCGACTACAAAGGCACAATCAAGGGCGGCAGGACGGTCCTGTTTGAAGCCAAGTTCACAGCCACAGACCGGCTGACGCAGGATCGCGTTATCGACAAGCAGGCTTCCTACATGGACAGACACCAGCGGCTCGGCGCCCGCTGCTTCGTCGTTGCCGGTTTCTCGACCGGCGAGGTCTACAAAATCCCTTGGAGCGACTGGCAGAACATGAAAACGTTGTTCGGCCGAAAGTACGTAAAAGAAACCGATCTACAAAATTACAGAGTGAAGACAGCTTGGAATGGAACGCTGTTTTTGCTCGACTGATGACTGAAAGGAGTCACTACCATGAGTGAAATTTCGATGTATGAAGCGCAGAAAAAGAAGATGGAAGGTTTATGCGAAGAACACGACCTGACGTATCGCTTCCAGAAGGACACCTATCCGCCCACGTTCACGATCTCCCCGATTCAGGGCATGGACGCCCAGCTCTCCATGCTGGAGAACGTCGAGGAAGCCGGGTATATCAGCCCCGAAGCCAAAATGACGTGGATCTTCAAGGACGGTTCGCTGGAAACCAAGGTCACCGGCGGCACCTTTACAATTACGAAGACGCTGCGGACAAAGATCGAATCCGTCCTGATGAAGATGCTGACGTACTGGATGCAGTATTTCTTCCGCGACGTCATGGAAAAGCGCAGCCTCAAAGACGGCATGATGCCTGTCATCAACGAGGACGAAGTCGAAGATGATGATGCCTACGAGGAAGATCCGGAAGATCCTGATGACGCCGAGGCCCCTGAAATGCTCGACGGCGATGACGCAGAGGATGACGCGGACGATGATCTCGGCGACACCGCCGACAGTTCCGATGCCACGGACGATGATCTCTACGATCAGGCTGTCACCATCGTGCGCATGGAAAACAAGGCGACGGTTTCTCTCCTGCAGCGCCGCCTGAACGTCGGCTATGCCCGCGCCGCCCGCATCATGGAGCTGCTGGAGGAAAACGGCATTGTCGGACCGTTCGCTGGCTCGAATCCGCGCGAAGTCCTTCCTGCAGACGAGCCGGACGATGTGGAGGGCTCAGACGATGAATAATCAGAACCCGCCTCTGCTCAAACGGGATGATTACAAAACCATCAAGCACATGAACCGTGAAGACCTGACGAAATACCTCTATCGCATCTACCGGCGCGGCTTCGATGCTGGTGTCGAGTCCACCAAAGGCAAGGTCACCAAGCGTTCCATCGTACCGCCTGAACCGGCGCAGACGGAGGAATAAGCCATGGGAAGAAGTGTGCCGCACAATCTGAAAAGCACCCATCAGACGGAGTTTGTAAAGATCTTCAACTCCCTCTGCGGCCGATATGGACGCTGGGAAATCTGGCAAGATTTCATAACACTCGCCGCAATCGCGATCTCAAATACCGTTGACCGGAGTCAAGCCGCTGAGCGCGAAAAGACGTACATGACGATTGCCGGAAAGTACAAGCCCGAAGAAATGCTCAAATTCTCGCAGATGCTCCAAGAGGTCGTGATTGGTATGGATTTTAACCCGGATCAGGACTTTCTCGGTGAGCTTTACATGGCGCTTGATCTGGGCAATGACCACGCTGGACAGTTTTTCACGCCCTATAATGTCTGCCGTATGATGGCCGAGATCACCGGCACAGACCTCCAAGCGCGTGTAGAGCGGGACGGCTGGATCTCCGTCAACGATTGTGCCTGCGGTGCAGGAGCGTTGCTGGTGGCGTTTGCAAACGCCTGTACGCGGCAGAAAATCAACTATCAGACCTCTGTGCTTTTTGTAGCACAGGACATTGACTACATCGTTGGTCTGATGTGCTACCTGCAGCTATCGCTCATGGGCTGCGCCGGGTACGTCGTGATTGGCGACACGCTTCTTCATCCCTCAACAGCACTTGACCGCCGGGGGCTTATCCCCCGGCCAGACCAGAACATATGGTACACCCCGTTTTATTTCCGCGACATCTGGCACTACCGCCGCATTTGGGCGCAGATGGATTTACTGCTTCAGACAGACGAAAAACCCGCCGAGCAAGTTACCGGCAAGTTAAAATCGTCTGCCGCGCTGCCGCCCTTGCCCTTGCAGGAAACGAAAACCGGGCAGCTCACACTATTCTGACAGAAAGGAGGAATCGCCTAACACATGGGAAAATGGACGGACGATCAACTTCAATATCTCCGCGAGCATAGTCGCTCACAGTCGGCAGCGGCTATTGCCGCAGCGCTTAGCCGGACCGAAGGGTCTGTACGGCAAAAGAGACGTTCACTCGGACTGCAAAGCTATCACGCAGGATGGACAAAAGCAGAAGAACAATTCCTCCAAGATCAATGGGGCGTCATGTCAATCCCCGCGATTGCAAAGCGCCTTAACCGCTCCGTCGAGGCTGTCGTCGTACGGAAAAACAGACTGGGACTTGGCCCGGTTCTGTTCGGCGGCGACTACATATCCATGAATCAGCTTATAATCGCCGTTTGCGGCAGCAATGCCGGTGGGAACTATAAGCTGAAAAGCTGGGTTGAGAACCGTGGCCTCCCGATTCACACAAAGCGCGTCAATCAGAACAGTTTTCGTGTCATTCGGCTCAATGAGTTTTGGAAATGGGCAGAACAGCACCGCTCGTTCATTGATTTTCCCAAAATGGAGCCGTTGGCGCTGGGCGAGGAGCCTGCATGGGTAGCCGAGCAGCGCAAGAAGGACTTTCAGGCATTTGCCATCCAGCGGAAAGACCCATGGACACCCGATGAAGACGCGCGGCTGAAAATGCTGCTTCAGCAGCATCGGTACGGATACGCTGAGCTTTCCGATATGCTGCGTCGCTCGGCCGGCGCGATCCAGCGCCGATGCAACGACCTCGGCCTGAAAGAGCGGCCGGTCAAAGCCGACAATCATGGTTCATCCGCAGCTTGGACACAGACCGACTTCGATGTGCTGGCAGACGGAATCCGAAAAGGCAACAGCTACACCGCCATTGGCAAGGCACTCGGCAAATCCGAAAAAGCCGTGCGCGGGAAAGTTTATTTCGTCTATCTGACCGAGAATCAGGACAAAGTACGCGCCATGCTCAAAGATCAGCCTTGGGGTTATGGCGCGCCAGACCCGACCGTAAAGCAGGCGGTACACCTGTCCAGAACGCGAACAGAAACCCTGCAAACACTTGAAATGCTCTGCTCAGTGCTCCGCAAGCGCATCAACGACATTGACGATAATCCCTACTGGCAGCGGCTCATGTGCGCAAACTGGGATGAAGTCAAGGGTTGCAATCTCTGTGCCAACTGCGACGAATGCACCGAGTTCCGCAGAATCCCACCACAGCATTGCGCCCGGTGCGGCCGTTCTTTTATCGAGCGCAAAGAAAATACCTTCTGCCCGGCCTGCCGCACCGCGAGGAAGAAGCAGGCCCAGCGGCACTGGTGCCGCGTGAACGGCATGAGTCGAAAATAATAAACTGTCCCAGCCGAGGGGCAAAGCTCGGCGTAAGAAAGGAGCGTTTTATGGCAGAAATCAAGTACATTCCGGTCAGTAAACTGTGGGGGCATCCCGATAACCCCCGTAAGGGCCCGGGCGATGTGACCGAGCTGGCCGAGAGCATTAAGGTCAACGGCGTACTCCAAAACCTCACCGTTGTTCCGCTGATTGGGGAAATCACAAAGAAGTGGGACGGAGAAAGCTACCGCGTCATCATCGGCCACCGCCGTCTTGCGGCCGCAAAGCTGGCCGGTCTGGAAGAGCTCCCCTGCGTCGTGGTCGAGATGTCGGAGCGGGAGCAGCTGAGTACGATGCTCACGGAGAATATGCAGCGGTCCGATCTGACGGTCTATGAGCAGGCGCAGGGCTTCCAGATGATGCTCAACATGGGTGATTCCGTAGCTGAGATCGCAGAAAAGTCCGGTTTTTCGCAGACCACCATCCGACGCCGCGTGAAGCTGCTCGACCTCGACCGCCAGAAATTTCAGAAAGCCGAAGCTCGTGGCGCAACACTCAATGACTATCTGGAGCTTGACAAACTGGACAGTCCCGAAGACAAGAACAAGGCGCTTGACGCAATCGGCACGGCGAACTTCAACAGCGTTCTGAAAAGCCTGATTTCCGAGCAGGAAATCCAAAAGAAACTTGCTGAATGGACTGAAATTGCAGACAAGTTTGCATATCAGATTGAAAGAAGCGGCGAATTCAACGGTACGACGGTCAATATGGTCTACCACGCCGGCTACAGCCGCTGGGATTTGAAGAAAGAAATGACCATACCAGAAGACGCGAGTGATGTTCGATACTTTTACAGGAAGGATTCTACCGGAATCACACTCTACAAGGAACGTCGGGAATCACAGCAGCCAGACCCGGAAGCGGAGGCCCGCGAGGAACGGCGCCGCAGAGACGAACAAGCCGAAAATGAATTTGCGGAAGTCGCGGAGGCCCATTTTGAACTGCGCAAGGATTTCATCAAAGAGCTTCCGAACAGCGTATTCAAACAGCACATGAAGGAAATCTCTTTGTTCTGCGTGGCAACAACAGAGTCAATCGATGGTGGCTACTGCAATTCCATCAACCCTCGGTTCTGCGCCCAGCTCCTCGGCATGAGACTTTCGCCAGACGATGAAAACGAAGATTTTTGCGACATGGGCTTTGTCCGCAGCGCGGCGGAAGCCCAGCCGGAAAAGCTGATTTTCTGCTGCTGCTATTCTGCCCTCGATGACGAGGACATGAGCTACTACCGGCGCGTGTGGAACATGAACCACTACGAATATGAGCTTTGCGAAAATTCGGACTTGGATCACATCTATGAAATCCTCGAAACGCTCGGCTACGAAAAGTCGGACGATGAAGAAGAAATGGCAGAAGGTACGCACCGGCTCTTTGCTATATACGGTGCTGCGGAGGATTCCGACGATGACCGTGAGGAAGCAGAATGAGTATGGAGGGAATAAAGATGTCAGCATGTAAAGCGTGCATGGCGGCTATCATCTGGATTAAGACACCAGCCGGGAAATCCATCCCCTGTGATGCTACCCCGCGCTACTACATCGAAAAGCCGCGCGTCGGCAGTAAGAAAATTGTCACTTGGAACGGGCAAGTGCTTTCGTGCGAATATACGGAAGACCCAGCCAAAGCAACCGGCGTGGGCTATGTGCCGCATTGGGCAACCTGCCCCTATGCCGATCGATTCAAAACAGGAGGACGCAAATGAAAGAAATGGTATATATCAGCGACCCTAATGCGGATCGTGAGATTCTGGACGAAGGGTATGTCCACGGGTATCATTACTGCATTGTTTCCCTCGGTTCTCACCCGTGCGCCTATGTCGAGATTCCCAAAGACCACCCGTGCTACGGGCTTAACTATGAAAAGATCAAGGTTAGCTGCCACGGCGGCTTGACGTATTCCGAGAAAGGCATCGGTCCTCTGTTTCCGGATGCGTTCTGGATTGGCTGGGACTATATGCACTTCGGTGATCGTATTGAAATGCCGAGCTACGGTGCCCGAGGAAAGACATGGACAACGCGCGAGATACTGACAGAAGTTGAAAACGTGGTGTATCAGCTCTCGGGGATTGGAGGAAAAGGAGGATAAGAAGGATGGATAAGCTCACATGGTACGACAATGACGGACGGATTATGTGCCGCCGCGGATATGAGGTTGCGTTGGCTCGTCTGGCTTCTTACGAAGCTGCAGGTCTGACGCCGGAACAGGTGGTGAACGCCAAGACCATTATAGAAACCGCTTTCGCGGATGATACGTCGAAAGCCGAGCGAATCAGAAAGCTAGTGGCGGCTGATGATGAGGGGCGTGTGACGATTCTTCCCTGCCGGGGCGATGCAGACATTGTCCTCACGCGAAACGGCATCGCTTTCAAGCCAGACCACTGGAACATTCATCTGACCGCGTTTGCAGAAAATCAGCCGACACCGAGCGGAAAGAAGGTTGCCCTGTTCGATCTTAGAGAAGTTCTGGAATCAATGGAGGGCAGCACAGATGTCTAAGCCGAAAAAGCTGGGTATGCCGGGCGCCTATACCTCGAACGCCAGAGCGGATTTCCTGCGTCGCCCGAAAGCGGCAGAACATCGGAAATGGGCTGTTGCAAGCGACAATCGGCTGGAACGTATGGAACAGAAACGGATGGAACGTGAAAAGGAGACTATGAACTATGACCAGAAAACGCGCAGTTAAGCTGCTGATGGCTCGCGGATATAGCCGCAACCGCGCAAACAGGATTATGCAGAGCAAGGCGCCAGGTGACAGCAATCTCCGGGCATACAGAACATATCTTCGCTGCGATAGTGTCTGCGATACCATTGCTCAACTCTCACGTCGTTTTTTCAAATGTCTTGTTTCCGCAAACGCTCTCACCGAAGCCCTGCTCTTTATGGGTGAGGCGTTGGCTGGGAGGTGACGGCATGAAGCGAAAAAGAGCGTTAAAGATGCTGATGGGCGCTGGCATGAGTAGAAACGACGCCAGCCGGTTCATCCGAGAACCTTTTGCAGTTGAGAATGATGCCAAAGTCTTCGTTGGCCTATACAGAATGGCTGTCAGAAAATCTCACGTGCATATCATGGCCGATGGCGACAAAACGTTCATTCGTTTCATTCCGAAGAACAAGCAGCCACGTTGCTACTTCAATACGCATCTCGAATGCCCCGCAGACCGCGTTTGCACGATTTGCCGAAATCTCAATTCCCAAGGTAGGGGGTATTGCGATGCCGAGAACCGATGAATTGACCTGCCGATTTTGCGGTGCAGACAGTCGCTGCAAGATTGAGGAAGTATATCTGCGTCCAAGAACACCGCCCATGTTTTGCGTCAGGTGTTATAATTGCAATAGAGTGGGCAAGCCGAAAGGTACGAAGAAGACTGCGATCCGCGCGTGGAAGAAGACGAAATAACGATGGAAAGGGGCGGCACACATGACTCTGGCACAGTTGAATGAGCATCTGGACGCGGTTCAGCAACTTGCAAGGACCGAGGAGACGCTTAAAAACCTTTGGGATGCTGCCGTCCCGGGTGCGCAGAAATTGACCGGAATGCCCCACGCAAGCGGCGTCAGAGACAAGGTTGGTGACTTTGCCGTAGAGATCGCAGACTTGGAATCTGAGATCGAGCGCGAAAAAGCCGTAATCGCGGAAAGTGAAGAACGCATCGCTGCTTGGATTTCCACCATCGAAGACGGAACGACCCGCATTATCTTCCGTCTCCGCTTCATTCGCGCAATGCAGTGGAAAGAAATTGCCGGGATTGTTGGCAAGTACAGCACCGAGTCCAGCGTGAAGCACGCCGTATATCGCTGCCTGTCTGAACCGGCCCACGATTGATTGCGGATATACGCCATGGTATCTATTTGCACGTAATTGTACGTAATTGCACGCAATTAAATTTTGTCGCACGGCGTGGTGCTTTCATGTCCGCAGACAATATGCTAGTATTAGACTCGTAAAATTCCAAATCAAGCCGGGCGGCGCTCCTGATCGGGGGCGCTGCTCATTTTATTCGGAAGGAGGACTTGCCTCCACGATGCTCCTTGCGTGGAGGATGGCTCGAACCTGCGGCGTATCGCCAACGCTGCCGGCTGCGGGTACATCGAAAAAAAGGAGGAAACCCTATGTTGCTCACATGAGCGGCGCGGGGTCAGCAGCAATGATCTACTTGCAAAACAACGTATTCGATGAAGCATTGGAACGGCTGCGGATGATCTTCGACGGCCACGACGATGTGATCGTCAGCATGTCTGGCGGCAAGGACAGTACAGTTCTTTTCCGCATGGCGCTTATGGTTGCGCAGGAGCGCGGGCGTCTGCCGCTCAAGGTATTCTGGCTCGATCAGGAAGCTGAGTGGCAAGCGACGGTGGACTATATGCAGCACATCATGGAGCTGCCGGAAGTCACGCCGTACTGGTATCAGATCCCCTTTGAATTCACAAACACGCTCTCCCCGGAGAAGAATTTCATCAGTGTTTGGGATCCGGAGGACAAAGCGATCTGGATTCACCATCAGCACCCGCTCTCCATCAAGGAAAACCCCAGCAGCGAAAACCGATTCCATGAGCTTGTCAACGTCCTCCCGTCCTACTGTACCGATTCTGAGAATTGTGCCGTGCTGGTGGGTATGCGCATGACGGAAAGCCTGAACCGGCGCGTTGCCATCACGCAGCATGAAGCCCGATACAAAGGCGTTACGTGGTGCAAGAAGAAAGTCGGCAAGTGTCAGGTGTTCTGGCCGATCTACGATTTCACCAATGATGACATCTGGACAGCCATTGCCCGGAATCACTGGGCATACAATCGTGTCTACGATCTGCAATACCAGTGGGGCTTGGCCAAGGAGGCCATGCGCGTCTCGGCGCTCATCCATGAAACTGCCTGGCACTCAATCGAAATGCTGCAGGAGTTTGAACCGGACACCTACAACAAATTCATCCGTCGCGTATCTGGCGTCGGCACGTTCGCCCATACCTTCGACAGCGGCGACATTATTCCGCGCCAGCTCCCGTTTGCGTTCAAGTCGTGGCAGGAATACCGCGACTATCTGCTTGTCAATATCGTGAAGCCCGAATACCACGAGCTGTTCCGAAACCGCTGGAAGAATCAGACCGGAGACGAATGGTATCGTGTCCATGTCAAAGAGATCGTCCTGAATGATATTGATGGCA